GAGTAAGGGAGGCTTCTTAAGCGAAATGCTCGCATCTCGCCGCGCGCACACAGATTATGAATTCCTATGGAGATACGTATACTACATGTATATTGGTCTTCCTCTTCTAATATTCTACTTTCTTCTCTACCAGGCGTTCTTTGTTTTCGTTGTAGGAACAGTTCAAAGACTTCTTGGACTTGGAGATGTGCAATCATTTAGCCAGATTACATGGGTCCACGGACTTGCTCTACTCGCAGTTCACTTAGGAGTTGTTCTCGCGCTATATCATTTCAAAGTCCTTCCAGTTCTCTTCGTTCCAGTTAAGTATATCACCAGCGTCTAAAACGAATCCATCTAAAGACTATCTGGATATAACAAAGAATGGGTGATACTATTATTGGAGTCCAATTTGGAATCGCCAACCCTGATGACATTGTGTCACGCAGCGTTGTCGAAGTAAAGACAGATAAGACATATCAGAGCACCGTTCCAGTGGCTGGTGGCGTATTTGATTCCCGCTTCGGCGTTACGGAACACGGTAAGGTATGTCCTACGTGCAAACAAACTAATCTACTATGCCCCGGTCACTTTGGGCACATTCGTCTCGCACGTCCTGTATATCTATATCAATTTATCGACGTAGTTCAGAAACTCCTAGCAGTAGTATGTCTATCATGTTCTAATCCATATCTACCCGATGATGAACTAGAGAAAATCTCAGACACGGCAAAGGGTGTAGAGCGATTTGATGTCGTTCGTGAAGCAACCACATATTACAAGACTCACGAACTAAAGCAGGCCAACGCTTGTGTCCACTGTGGCGCTCGCACTATCAAGAAGGTATCAAAGATTGAGTTTTCAGTCGCTGCTCTTCAGGCAGAGACATACGAAGAAGAAGCTGAAAAGATTCCTCTTCAGCCAGAACTTGTTCTTCGTTGCTTCCAGCGTATCACAGACAAACATGTCACACTACTCGGATTTAACCCTAAATTCTCTCGCCCAGACTGGATGATTTGCACAGTTCTAGCAGTTCCTCCACTGACTGTTCGCCCATCAGTCGTCATGGAAGATAACCAACGCATGGAAGACGACCTAACCCATCAGCTCATCATCATCGTTCGTCACAACATCAAACTACGTGAGAAGATCGACAAAGGCGAGAACGTAGATATCATCGATAAACTTACTGAACTTCTTCAGTTCAATGTAGCTGCTTATGTCGATAACGATATCAAGGGTCTCCCGCCCGCAGCTCAGCGTTCTGGTCGTCCACTCAAGACTCTTAAGTCTCGTCTGGGCGCCAAAACAGGTCGCGTGCGCGGTAATCTAATGGGTAAGCGCGTAGACTTCTCCGCACGTTCAGTCATCACACCAGATCCCAATATCGATGTAGACGAACTCGGAGTTCCCGAAGAAATTGCCATGAACCTAACCTTTCCTGAAATCGTAACACCCTATAATCGCGATCGCCTAATGCATGCCATCAAGAATGGTCCAGCTAAGTATCCTGGCGCTAAGAATATCGAACTCCGCGATGAGAAGCGCACAGTCCGGCTTGGATACATCAACCGTGACTCACTGGACATCAAGGAAGGAGATATCGTTCACCGTCACCTTGTTGATGGTGATGTTGTTCTATTCAATCGCCAACCATCACTTCACAAGGCTTCTATGATGTGCCATCGGATCCGCGTTCTTCCTCACTCAACCTTCCGACTCAATGTTTCAGCAACCAAGCCATACAACGCAGACTTCGACGGTGATGAGATGAACATGCACGTTCCCCAAAGCATCGCAGCAGCAACTGAACTGAAGGTTATCGCAACTCTTCTTCGTCAGATTGTATCTCCTCGCGATTCCAACCCCATCATCGCAGTCTTCCAAGACACCCTCACAGGCGCATACCGTATCTCACAGCCAGATGTCGTAATCCCAGAACATATTGCTATGAATATTCTTGCTCGCACTCCTCGCTCAGTCAAGCAGTTCAAGCGTATGGATCTTCCAATGTCCGGTATGGACGCGGTATCACATGCCTTTCCTCTCATGAATATCAAGAACAAACTAACCATTGAAGACGGACGCCTAGTTAAGGGTGTTCTAGGAGACGGCGAGGGTTCTAACAAGACTATTAAGGGTGTTGTCCACACAATTTACAACGAGTTTGGCCCTGAACGGTGCGGCCAATTCATCAATGCTCTTCAGAATATTGTAACCAAGTATAATCTATTCTCCGGCTTCTCCACCGGTCCCTCAGACCTTATTGCGACTGTTCAGGCGTATGAAGATATTGAAGCAGCCATGAAGAAAAGCAAGCAGGATATTGCAGATATCATGTCCAGTATGCACGCTGGTCGGTTCCAGAATGTAAATGGTCGCGCAGATGGAGAGGAACTTGAAAATAATATTATGACAGCTGTCCGTGAACTAAATAGCAAGGTCAATGAGGTGGTAGTAAAAGACCTAGAGGCAATGAAGGGAAACCGTATGATCATCATGTCAGATCGCGGATCTGGCTCAAAGGGTAAGGCAGATCCGAATCTTATGCAGATGGTTGCTACACTTGGCCAGCAGATGGTAGACGGCAAGCGCATTCAGTATACGATGGACGGTCGCACACTCCCACACTTCCCGAAGTATGATGATGGTCTAGAATCTCGCGGCTTCGTTGAGAACTCCTTCATTTCTGGTATCCGCCCAGCTGAGTTCTTCTTCCACGCTATGGGCGGTCGCGAAGGTCTTATTGATACAGCTGTAAAGACATCAGACACAGGTTACATTCAGCGTCGCCTTGTAAAACTTATGGAAGATATCCACGTAGCCCAGGATCGCACAGTTCGTGACATTAACGGCTCCATTGTTCAGTTCTCCTATGGCGAGGATGGCATTGATGCTGTAGGAATTGAAAAGCAAGAATGTGAACTCGGCCTAATGACCATGGAACAAATTTATTCCAGATTCGCTGCAACGAAGGAAGACTTCCGCATTGTTTCCCCAGATACAGGCGACGAACCTCCCGACATGGTTTCTCAGATTCTTGAAGACAGAACTATGCTAGTTAAACACGTTATTCGCTACATGAATAAGACAGATATTCGTGCTCCAGTCAACCTATCAAATCTTATCCAGAAGTTTCGTAACCCTTACCTTGTTAAGACTGACCTCACTCCAGAATATGTTGTAAATGAACTGACCAAGCTCTGTCATTCTTCATATATGATTGATCATCGCCTATTTCACGTTCTTCTACGCTACTATCTTGCTCCAAAGCTTTCTATCATTGTCTATCGGTTTACGGTAGCTATCTTTGATGAAGTCATTCGGGAGATTAAGTTCAAGTATAAGAAGGCACTCGTGGACCCTGGTGAGATGGTTGGACCTCTGGCTGCCCAGTCGATTGGTGAGCCTACGACGCAGCTCACACTGAATACCTTCCACACGGCTGGAACTGCAAAGGCTAACGCAACACAGGGTGTTCCCCGTATTCAGGAGCTTCTGAGTGTCTCACAGAATCCAAAGAATCCCTCAAACATCATCTATCTAACTACTGCCATGGCTGAGTCAAACCAGAGCGCAATCTCCAGCATGAAGGAAATCCAAAAGACAACTCTCCGCGACATCACAAAGGCAGTGCGTATCTATTATGATCCCAACCCTCTTTCTTCAAATACGCTTATCCAGGAAGATAGAGACATCCTACTATCCTACGAAAAGTTCAGTCTACTTCATGGACAGAACTGCACATCTCCATGGATTATTCGCCTAGAGCTTGATACGAATCAGATGATGGCTCGTAATATCCTAGACATGACTAAGATTCGGATGAAGATTGAATCAAACAAGGTTCTACGTGTCTTTGAGTGCGTTCATACTGATATTAATGCCCCTGGCAAGATGGTGATGCGGATTGTATTTGGAAATGATGTCGTAAAGAACGCACTATCTCTTCGTTTTATTGAGGAGAAACTACTAGATACCATTCTTACAGGAATTGATGGAATTGGGCGCGTCTTTCCTCGTGAGAAGAAGGATGAGATTATCTACGATGAGCGCGTTGGTGGATATGTTCCGGTGAAGCAGTGGGTTCTAGATTCAGAAGGAACCAATCTCTTCGACCTCTTTGTTCAGCCCAACGTAGACCCTACTCGCACGTTTTCGAATGATATCCACGAGATTCTAGATGTCTTTGGAATTGAAACTGCGCGTATGGCATTGTATGATGAGTTGACTGATGTGTTCGGAGATGGCAAGATTAGCTATCGTCACCCATGTGTGTTGATTGATTCTATGACCTACCACGGATATCTGATTGCCATTGATCGCTTCGGAATGAACAAGTTGGAGAATGGTGTTCTGGCTAAGTCTTCCTTCGAGATGACTTCTAAGGTTCTCTTTGATGCAGCAGTTGCGGGAGAGTTTGACAGTATGCGTGGTGTTTCCGCAAACATCATGTTTGGTCAGAAGCCACCGTGTGGAACTGGATTCGTTGACCTACTAATCGATGAGTCTAAGTTTCCAGAGGGACATGAAGAAGTTGACCTAGAAGATGCGGAACTTGCTCATGCGAATGCGCTAGTTGATGAAGAAATTCGTAAGGATGAGAAGGCAGGCCAGTGCCGCATGGATGATATTGTTATGGCTTGGTAATAATAAATGAAAACCAAGAAGCGAAGTATTAAAATAACAAAGGAAGATATTAAAGACCTAACTGTTTTTCAATCTAAATCTCCAAAAATCCGAGTAGGATCAGATAATGATGGCGGATATGTAATTGCAGATGGATTTAAGTATGACCTTCTACTTTCATGTGGCATTGAAACAAATATAGATTTTGAAATAGAGTTCTTAAAACAAAATCCTAAGGTAACGTGCTACGCGTTTGATGGAACAATAGATAGATTACCTCAAGATGTTGACAGATTGAATTTTATTAAGAAAAATATTGGCTCAGAAAATACTGAAACAACAACAAACTTACGTGAATATTTAACCCATAAAAATATTTTTTTGAAAATGGACATCGAATCTCATGAGTATAAATGGATCCAGTCCTTAACAGATGATGAACTTAAAAAGTTTAAACAAATAGTAATTGAAATTCACCGTCCATATTCGTATAAACACAAGAAGTTTTTAGAATCATCTATTTTAAAAAGGCTTGCCAGCACACATTGGCTAATCCATCTTCATGGAAATAATTGCTGTGGAACAAAAAAGGTAGGAGGAGTTGTTCTTCCTGAAGTGTTTGAATGCACATATATTCGTAAGGATTCTCAGAAAAATTCCAAACTAAATACCGATAGCTTACCTTCAGAGCTGGATGCTCCAAATTTAACTGATAAACCAGATATTGACCTAAATCACCCACCTTTTAAAAATATTCGAATGGCTTGGTAAATTTAGATACATCAAACATTTATAAATCAAATGGAAGACTCGATTGTTGCTTCAGTAATCCAGTCTTTTAAGAAGCGCTCGATGGAAGGTATTCTGAAATATGGAAAAACATTGGATCGTAACGACCTAACGTTTTTACAGTGGGTTCAGCATGCTCAGGAAGAGATGATGGATGGAATTCTGTATCTTGAAAAGATGAAGAAGGTTATGACAATGTCTGATTTGCCTCTTAGTTCGAGTAAGCAAGACCACCCATGCCCGACATAACACGGAGAACGTTGTAGTTGATGGCATAAACACGCACGTTCCAGTTGTCACTATCTGGAACCTTATTGATAGCGTCATTTCCGGCCATTGTTATTACGATAGTTGCTGTATCAATGCGGGAGAAGTTGCACGTGCCTGAAGGCTGGTGCTCTTCGGGTCTGATAGCAAATGAATATCCATAGACTCCAGGACCAGGGAACACTCCAGTGTGGTGCTGGTATGACTGAACCCGGTTGTAATATGTACCATAGCGTTTGCTTAGGCGGTCTTGGCCGTTAATCTGAATCCATTGTTCATATACGGGGTCATCAGAAAAGTCAAACGCGGAAAGTTTTGTTTCTCTTATTTGAGCAGCAATACGGCAATCGGTGCGGTATGATGGTTGAATAACCCAAATGAGTTCTTTAACTGGGTGGTTAAAGGTTAAATCAACTCTGGCATTAGGGCCTACGATTCCCTTATCCTCATTGTATTGTGTCTGCTCAATGAGATATTCGTGAGATGCTTGGGCCATACGGCGACGCTCTTCTGTGTCTAGATAGATATAGTCAATGTAGAGGGCGCATTGTGTGGGAAGCTGTGCGGGATCAGGATTCCGGAAATCTCCAACAATCTGTGTTAAATCATTCCATAGAATATTAATCTTTACCTCGTGATACTGAAGAGCAATAAGCGGAAGAGCAGCACCGGGATTACGGGTAAAGAAAAATGGTATAGGAACATATATTACATTAGCTTTAAATTGACGACCTTGGGAGCTGCATCCACTACCGTTAGG